GGCCCATATCGCAGACGGGAACCAACTTGCCCTGTGCCTGGGCGAATCAGCAGCCGATGATCAGACGTTCGGTACAGCACGCTATCAAGACTCATCTGGCAACTTGTACAGCGTCTGCTCTACCGTTGCCAAGCCCGTGTTTGGCCAGATGGCGGGGCAGCCCCTGGTCGCACCGGACCATGCTCCAGAGATGGACCTCGATGCCGCAACAAGGGCTCAGGCGCTACTGCGGATCAACGATGGCCCGGCCTCGCCCGGCGCCATCGCCGTGATCATGGGTGCCAGTACCGACCCGGCGCAGGTTCACATCGCGGCGTTGGGCCTGACGGCTATGTCGATGGGGGCTTGACATGAGCGTAGTGACATTCTCAACACCCGACGAAGCGCGCCAGGCTTTAGAGTCTGATAAACTGTGCAAGGAGATCGGTGCGGAACTTATTAAGCACTATCCTAACCGCAAGTGGTTCGTAGAAGTGAGCGTTAGAGGTGGTGTAGCGCAGATCCAGTCGCCTGCTATATCACAGCAATACGGCTATTCCATACATCTCAACGACAAGACGCATGACCAGCTGATGCGCGCTGTTGTTAGGGCTGGAGGTCAGTTGCTGGAAATGTTCAAGCTATCACGGGAGCATGGTGCTTCTGGAGGCGAGGAGTTATTACATCGAGACTCTCGCGGCGAAGTTATTGGCGCAGACACAGGATTATAAATATGATCGATGAAGACTCTTATGCGCACGACGAGATGGACGGTCGTCGAGACGAGGCGCCAGGAACGAGAGGCTCGGACGATGCCCAGTGGCTAAGCCGTGCTCGCTCGCTTTATCAGGAATCGACTGACTACTATCAGTCCAGTCTTTTCCAGACATGGCGCGAGAACATCTCACACTTCCGCTCCGAGCACGCGCAAGGGTCCAAGTATACGAAGGATGCTTACCGTAACCGGTCTCATGTATTTCGCCCCAAGCCTCGATCGGCTGTCCGCACGCTAGAGGCAACGGCCGCTGCTGCGCTATTTACTAATGACAATCTGCTCTCGGTCCGTGGTCTAAGCCCAGATGACCCTGGCCAGGCAGAGATCGGCAAGATGCATCAGGCCATGCTTCAGCACCGGCTTGAGGTTACCATTCCGTGGTTCTTGACAGTTATCGGCGCGTACCAGGACACGCACGTTTACGGTATCTGTATCTCTCGCCAGTATTGGGACCGCGAGACGAAGAAAGTTACCGAGATCGTCCCCGCAGTCGATGAAGAGACCGGTGAGCCGATATATGATGATGACGGCGTCATGCTGGGTGAGGAGGTCGAGAACGAGGTCGTGACGAAGGACGAGCCAGGCATTGACCTGATCGCTCCTGACAACTTCCGGTATGACCCCGCGTGCGATTGGCGTCAGCCAGTCAAGACCAGCCCGTACCTCATCGAGACCATCCCGATGTACGCCGGCGACGTTTTGGCTATGATGGAAAATGGAGGATGGAACGAGCACACTCTCGGCGAGTTAGTGTCCCATGGGGCAGAGAATTCCAAGGGTAGCGAGACAGTACGGGATGCTCGCGAGGGAAAAAACCGCGAAGACTCCACGGACGTCAGTCATGCGAATGAGTACTCTGTCGTGTGGGTTCACTTTAATATCATCCGTGATCGGTCGGGCGAAGACTACGCCTTTTACACTGTAGGCACTGGCTTGCTGCTGACTGATCCCAAGCCCCTTGAGGAAGTAGATCCTCTGGGAAGGGAACGTTATTGCGTAGGCGTTTCCAGTATCGAGGCACATCGCAGCCACCCGTCAGGCATCATCGAGCTAAACAAGCCGCTCACGGAGATGATCAACGACGTCACGAACCAGCGCCTTGATAACGTAAAGCTGGTGCTGAATAAGCGCTATGCTATCCGCCGGGGCTCTAACATCGACCTGGGCGCGCTCATGCGCAACGTCCCAGGCGGCGGCGTTATGATGGATGATGTGCAGCGTGACTATGCGATCATGGACACGCCAGACGTTACGGAGTCCAGCTACGTCGAGCAGGACCGCCTCAGCGTCGAGGCTGACGAGCTACTGGGGACGTTTAGCCAGGGTTCCGTGCAGAGCAATCGCTCGCTGAACGAGACCGTTGGCGGGATGAACTTGATGAGCTCCTCTGCCAACCAGGTGCAAGAGCTAGGCCTGAGGGCGTTTATCGAGACCTGGGTCGAGCCAGTGCTCCGCATCATGGTCAAACTCGAGGGCCTGTACGAGACGGATCGGGCGATCATGGCGCTAGGCGCAGATTACGCAGAGATCGACGGCGAGGTATCCGACGAGGATCTGATGCAGGATCTCGTGGTGAAAGTGAACGTCGGCATGGGCAATACGAACCCGCAGCAGAAGATGGAGCGCTTCATGCAGCCGCTCCAGGCCGCATCACAATTCCCGGATATGCTAGCTGAGTTCGACACGCTGGAGATCGGCAAGGAGCTATTTGCTCTGTCTGGTCAGGGCGATGGCGAAAGATTCATGCTGGATGAAGAGAAGAAGAAGGAAAGGGCTGAACAGCAGGGGGATCAGACGCCACCCGAAATTCAAGTCAAAATGGCCGAGATGGAGCTGCGCAAGGCTGAGCTACAGTTCGAGCAGCAGTCATGGCAAGCCGATCAAGAGCTGAAGACTCAAGCCCGGCGGTTCGACCAGCAGTTCCAGTCCGCTAAGCTGCAGAGCGACCAGGAACTCGCCCGCCAAGAAATGGCCCTAAAGCAGGGCCTTACTATGGCCCAGCTCGAGGCCAAACTCGGGCTTGATAGCCAAAAACTTGAGCTCGAAGCACAGAAGACGGCGGCTGGTTTGCAGTCCCAACGCGACATTAAAGCAGCAGAGCTCGTGGATAAGCAGAATGAGCGAGCAGCTCGGCAGAAGAACCAGGATATGGGCTTCGACTCGTATTGATGGGGTTTGATAGCTACTAAGACGGCAAATGAAATATAATGTATAATGAAAGGATCAGGAGGCCTAATGGACCAGAATAGAATCGCGTTAGATGATGGCGAATTAACCCCCAAGTTTCTCAACGACGAGGAGCGCGCCCTATTTGCCCAAGCTGATTTAGGTGAGCAGGCCATTACCTTTCTCAACTCGGAGCTTGGCAGATTCATGCGAGGATGCGCGATGCAAGACCGGTCCGAGGCGCTAGAAGCTCTAGCACATCCAGACGCAGATCCGGATAAGGAAGATGGTCGCGACAAGATACGCGATGCGAGATTCAAGGCTGCTGTGGCCAACCAGTTCCTTGAGTATATTCAGGCAGCAGTTAATAATGGCGAAGTCGCATTCCAATCATTAATGCAATTGAGAGATGAATCGCAATGAAAAACGACGCTATCGAAGATCAGAAGATCGAAGACGTGTCAGCGGAAGCAGATGCTGGCGAAGAGTCCACAACTAAGCCGTCGCCGAGCGAGCGCGATAGTGCGATGGAGCATATTGCCAAACAGTACCGAGAGGCACAAGGATATCAAGAGCCCGACGATGAAGACGATGTCGAAGCTGATGAACTCGACAGCGACAGCGCGGTCGATGATACTGAGCAAGAAGAACCCGAAGAGCCAACTGCGCAAGAAGACCAGCTGAAAGAACTGGGGTATTACCGCAGATCTGATGGGAAGCTCTACACGACCATGAAAGTTAATGGCCAAGAGCGTGAAGTGCCCGCAGATCAGGTGAAAGCATACCTTCAAAAAGACTTAGCAGGTGATTCGAAGCTACAGGCGGCATCAGATCGGGAACGAAAGTTGAGTGAGCGAGAGCAACACCTCAACGAACTGGAGCAGCAGCTCCGTAAGCAGTCGAGTCATCTACCCTCCGAAAAGGGCGATGAGGAAATTCGACAGCAGGCGAAGGCAGTGCTTTCAAAAGTATGGGATGGTGACGACGACGCAGCAGCAGAGGCACTCAGCGAGTTCATCCGCCAGAACACTGGCCAGGTGAATACCGACGAGATCCTCTCCGAAGCAGAGCGCCGAGCCAACTATGCTGTTGAACAGCGGGAAGCCGAGAAAGCAGCGCGTGAGTGGGACAAGTCCACTCGTGATGGCATCAACTGGCTGCGAGACAACCACCCGACCGTTCTCGAAGATGAGAACCTGAGGGAGTTTGTTGACGCACGTACAGCACGAATGGTTGATGCACAGCGCAACGGTGACCCCGAATTTGCCGACATGACGCCACGGCAGATCATCGAGAAGGCCGCAGGCGAGGCAAATGACTGGCTACAGAAGCAAGGTCTAGGTCGGGAGAGTGAGGATACCCGGGGCAGCGCTCGAGATAATCGCAAGAAGAATCTCAAGCCCATGCCGCGCGGCATATCCAAGCAGCCCACCCAGGACAAGCCCCAGGAGCCGGACAATAGCCCCGCAGCCGCAATCTCTCGCATGCGTCAAGGCCGAGCAGTCAACTGATGAATACTTCTCAACCCCTAAACCTCAAAGGTGATGACAATGGCGGGTAAAGCTTGGTCCGATACCGGATCTGGATATTTAGCCAACCCCACGCTGAGCGATGAGTTTCGCACAGCCCTCCAGCCCCTGGCCCGTTTCCGCCAGTTCTGCGACGTAGAAGCAGCGCTTGGCAAGAACCGTGGCGAAGAGTTCCAGTGGAACGTTTACGGCGACACTGTAGACGACGGCGGCGTGCTGGCCGAGAACGCCCCGATGCCCGAGAGTTCGTTCCCGATCTCTCAAGGCTCGGCGGTGATCAAGGAGCGAGGCCTTTCCGTTCCGTATACCGGCAAGCTGGAGAATCTGGCAGAGCACGACATCCGCAAGATCGTGTTCCAGACTCTTCGTAATGACGCTAATCGCACCATGGATCGGGCAGCTCATGCCCAGTTCAACAATGCCATCTTGCAGTATGTGGCAACCGGTGCTACTGCGTACAACCTGGACGATGACGGTACACCGACGGGTGTAAACGCCAACGCGATGACTACCGCTCACGTCAAGCAGATTGCCGACATCATGCAGGAACGTAATATTCCCGTTTGTAAAAAAGCGGCCTGATTGGGAACTTTGATACCAATCCTGAATAACTGGGTGAATTGCTGGAAACTCCCATCTACATAGGTATAGGCATCGCTAATGTTCACGTTTGTTTGCCAACACTGTGCCAAAGACTTCGACAAGATCAGTCGAGTCTCTAGCAATGGCAAGCCTTTTCAGTTCTGCTCGCCGCACTGTTCCGCACAGAGCCGTGTAAAGCAGGACGTATACCAATGCCCAGAGTGCTCTACTGAGTTTACCTACAAGGCTCACAGGGTTCACTGCTCTCGCGCGTGCTATCACGAGGCGAAGCGTAAGCAGGGCATGAGGAAGAAGGTTTGCAATCAGTGTGGTGACGAATTCGATGTCCTTGGAAAAGCAAGGGCTCGAGAGAGAACATTTTGTTCAAAAGCATGTACGTCAAGAAGCCGCATGACGAATAAGCTGGATCGCCTCGGAGGAATTGAGAGCATCAAAGCTAAAATCGTCAAGAAGGCAGAGAAGCAGGGTTATTGGCTAGGCAGTATTCAAGCCAGGGCTATGTTTCGGGTGAGGCATGAATTCTTCCAAGAGTTCGGAATCTCCCTTGACGAGATCAACCGCAGCTTGGGGCATACAAAGCCCAAGAGTGGGTTCGAGGAACTCGTTAACAGTGCCATCGAATCCGTACTACCTGACGCCACCATTGAGCGTGAAGCACAAGGGCCGATAACAGAAAAAGGTTATCCAACCCGGTTTGACTTCATGGTTGATGGCCACCTCGTGATAGAGGCGGATGGACCGCAACACACTGACGAAGCCAATTCATGGCACTCGGAAGGATATGTGAAGCGCGACAGGCTGAAGGAGCGTTACTGCCAGGAGCAGGGAATGCCGATGATTCGGGTTCTCTACTCTAACGGATGGACGCTAGAGCGATTGATCGATGCGATGAAGGCGATGTTGATCTCAATGAACCACAACGTGGCCAGCAATGGCGAGCGTGACGGTTTGAGAATCATTGAGTGGGGACAATCAGCAGCCAAGCCGTCCGGGAAACCGGCGGAAGGTTCAACGACTAACGCACACTTCCCTAACGGATACGCCGAGGGATATGAAGCGACACGAGTGCCCAGGCCGGACAAAACTAGCAGTATCCGGCGTGATATAGTCTGGACTACCTGGCAACAGGTAGAGGCAGGTTTTAAATACCCTGCGATAACAAATCGTTTTGATGGTGAAAATTACGTCTGCATCGCTCGTCCGACGACCCTCCGCCCCTTCAAGGACGATCTGGAAACGCTGCACTCTTATACCACCGAAGGGTGGAACCGTGTGATGAACGGCGAGAACGGTCGCTACGAAGGCATTCGCTTTGTGAGTCAGACGAACATCGTCTCTGAGGGCTGGTCAAACGGAGACTCTGATGCTGCGTACTTCTTTGGTGCAGACACTGTTACCGAAGCTGTCGCCGTTCCTGAAGAGGTCCGTGCGAAGATCCCCGATGACTATGGTCGTGGTAAGGGCATCGCTTGGTACGCCCTGAACGCATTCGCCATCACTCATGCGGATACAACCAGTGACAGCACGAAGGCACAGGCGCGTATTCTCAAGTGGGCTTCCACTTCCTGATCAACCTGGGGGCTTAGGCCCCCTTTAACGAGGATATTCGAATGGCTTACTATAACCCTACTAATCAGACTTACACTCTGCCTGATTCTTCGATCTCGACTGCAGGCGCACTTTTGACTGTTGTTGGCCCTGCTGGAAAGGTCGGTCGTTTGGAAAGCATCAGCGCAGTGGTGACCACAAACACTACTGCTGCGGCGTCTGAAGTGCGCGTAGGAACAGCAGCTGATGCTGATGTCTATGGCATCCTGTCGGTTCCGATTGCTACCGCTGGATCAGCGCACAACGGCGCCACCATCTACGATATTGACGTAAACCAGATGCCAGCAGATACTGCTGTCGTTATCGCATCCGATGGTGGCAGCACCGCCGGTGCGGCTGACGTCACTGTTACCATTGCCTGGTACTAAGGAGAATCACTGTGCGCAAAGCATCCGCTACCCATAAGCCCATGGGCAAGAAGGGCAACTCAACCGCCGGTCTCGAGTCCGGACTTTCAGAAGTCCAGGATGTTGGCAAGACCCAGCCAGAAGAGACTAAGGCACAACGTCCCAAGCCGCAAATGCGCGGGTCAATCGCCAAGAAGTAACCAAAGGGGCTGCGGCCCCTTTTCTTCTACGGAGGAGGCTTTATGAAAAAGCGTCGAATGATGATGCTCGAGGAGCCCAAGACTTTCGCTGAGAGGTTCAGTGAAGGCAAGAGCATTGAGGATGGCGTGGCTGGGCGGACTGAGACATACGAATACGAATTCGACAGGCCCGCGCCAAAGGTCCGCAACAGGGTACACCACGGCTCATGGTACGAAGCGGACGATGTCTATGACGACTATTGATCGAAACCGCAAATTCACAGTGGTTGGTGGACGCCACCCTCTGCGCTTTCTTCAAGACGGTTGTGGCTACGGCGATGCTGAGGAGTATCTGGGACGCTACAACGAGCAGGGAGAGCCCGTAGGGGTGATTGAGCCCGAACCTGAACCCCAGGCCGACATTACCTATGAAACGCCTACAGAGACGCTCGTGGAATCAACAAGCCCGTTCCGAGGAATGAGCCTGAAGGAATTGAAGGAAGCGGTGAAGGATGCCGGTATCAAAGGCGCGTCGCAGATGAACAAGCCGGATCTGATTGCTATCCTGGAGTATTGAAATGACGTTTCTCGAGCTGTGCCAGGAAGTCGTCAGGCTTGGTGGAATATCAGGCACCGGACCCGCAACCACTTCGTCGCAGACCGGCGAGTACCGGCGCGTGGTGATGTTCGTAAGTGAGGCATACGAGGAGGTATGCAGCCAACATTTCGACTGGGACTTCCTCTGGGGGCAAGAGGTCGCCAGCGTTTCAACTGAGATAGTCCCAGCCCCGGCAAACCTGGGGATATGGGATGCTCAGCGGTTATTCCTGGATGGGGCGGCACTGACATCTATTGTCCATGCCGAGTACGTCCCAGAGACGCTGAGCAACTCTAGGCCGTATGGTGCTGTGATCCGCCCTGATGGGTCGCTGCAACTCGTCCCGGCTCCTGACACTAGCTATGACATCATCTTCGACTACTTCAAAGCCGCCCCAACACTCAGTGCAGATACCGACGTCCCGCTCATGCCGGAACGCTTCCACCGTGTCATCGTCGGTCGCGCCATGGTATTGCTTGGAAACTTCGA